TTAAGGCTTTTTCTTGATCAATTCAATCATTTCTGTCAGCAGTTTATTCTCTCTAGTAAGGAAGTCAACTTTGTTGATCAGAAGTTTATTCTCTAACTCTACTTCTTCAACATCTCTCTTTTGTGACAAACTAGAGTAAGTACTAATATTCTCCATTGCTTTAGAAATTCCTGCTCCTTCCATTACCTTATCGTAAGCTCCTCTTATAGTTTGATCAATCTTCAACATTGACCCTTCTCCCCTTAATAACCACTCAACATTTAGGTTTGGAAAATGCTCCCTTATATTAGAGAGTTTATCTTCTCCAATACCTTTTGAAATACTATTAACGTAGCCATTACTGGCTTTAATCAAGGATTCGAACTCTTTAGTTTTTAAATTCTCGTACTTGATAAAACGCTTTAAACGTTCTTTTACACTCATAATCAGGTTGTTAAAGTAATAACGGTGAAATTCATTAGAGAAAAACTCTATTTTACTTGTTAAATAGAGAAAAACTCTATTATATTTGTAAGCAATTAAACACAAATATAATAAATATATGAAATTCACAGAAGAAGATTATACTGATGCGAAAAATGCACACCTAGATAGAGTGAATTTCCTTCGATCACAAATTGCATACGGAGATTGGAAGGAAGTTGTTAAAATTTGTAATGAGTCTGGTGAAGAGATCGGAAGTACAATGCATGCAATTAACATCATAAGAAGTGTGAATTCAAAAAAACACATGGCAGTTTTCAATGCTCTGGAGTCAGTGATAGAGAAAAGATTACAGCAATTCAAATCATGATGCTAAAAGAAAAACCGAAATCAACAATAGATCTGCTCTTAAAAGTAGTAGGACTATTTGGATCTCTAGGAGCCCTCATCCATTTTATGAATTAACACCAACAAAATGCAAAATTCAAATCAAGAGTTACAATACTCTAATCCATACGAATATTACGGTCCTATTTTATGTGTAAAAGCAAGATGGTTGTATAAGGAGGCATGTATTATTACAAAGCACTTATATGATGCACTTAGAGATAGAGGTCATTTAAACGTTGTTCGCCAAGGAAAAGGGAAAGGAAACTACGCATTAGTAGAATTTGAAAGCATTAGAAATGACATTAAAGAACAAATTGAAAATCTTGTAAAACCAATTGAAGAGGTTTACAATGTTCTCGAGGATCTAATAGAACCGGACAACGAAGCGATCAGATATTTCGCTACGCAATACAGAAAACCTGAAGGTGGTTTACTTCCTCCAGCTAAACAACGTGAATACTGTACAAACGCAATCATTCTTAACGCTTGCAAAAAGTTCTATTCTAAGAATGTAGCGAAAAAGAAAAAAGGCTGGATTTGGGATAAACTATCTCAATCGGTTAATGATCTCGACACAGAGAAATATGTTTTCAAACTTCCATCTACTCCCGTAACTCTTAAACGTGCTTTTGCGAGATATGAAAAAGAAAGTTACATGGGATTAGTTCACGGAGGACACGGAAATGATAACCCTCGTAAAATCAACGATGCCATTGAACGCATTATCCTTTCAATTTCAGCGATGAAAAACAAGCCTTTCAATAATTGGATAGTTGAAATGTACATGAGCTTTATGGCTGGCTCTACAGAGATTGTAGACATGCAGACTGGCGAATTATTCAACCCTGAAGATTTTTACCATAAAGGCGCTCCTGTTACCTTCTCGGAGGCGACAGTTTGGAATTACGTTAACGAACCTAATAACCAAGCTTTATTGGCCAAGTATAGAACAGATTCTCACCAATACAATAACAACCACCGTCCACACGTACACCGCCACGCTCCGAAATTCTCACTTTCTAAGATTTCATTAGATGATAGAGATCTGCCTAGAAAATTGAAAAACGGAAAACGTGTGAAAGCTTATTACGCTTACGATGTTGCATCAGGTTGTGTGATCGGAGCATCTTATTCAAGAGATAAAGACACGAAGTTGTTTATTGATTGTATCAAGGACATGCTGCAATTCTTAGGACGTAACAATTACGGAATTCCAATGGAAATGGAAGTTGAACATCACATTGTAAACAACTTCAGAAATGACTTAATGAAGGCAGGAATGGCCTTTCCATTTGTAAGATGGTGTAACCCGGGTAATTCGCAGGAAAAACGCGCGGAACACTTTAACAAGTCAAAAAAGTACGGTTACGAGAAAAGATACCAGGAAGGAATTGGAAGATGGTATGCTAAATCAGAAGCTCATAGAACGATAGTTGAAAAGGTTTTCGATGGTGAAAACAATAACTACAAAGAAAAGCAATTCGACTATGGAGACCTTGTAGCAGACGATATCCACACAATCGAATTATACAACAATGATCTACACCCCAACCAAAGGAAATACAAAGGCAAAACGAGAATGCAAGTATTGGAAGAGAATATCAATCCTAACTGTAATGATTTTGATGATGTGATCTGGTCGAAGTATGTTGGTGATAAAACAACAACTTCAATTAAAAGAAATCAATACATGAGGGTTAATTATCAAGATTATGGAATTCCAAGTATTGATGTAATGAAGCAATTACAACCTAACAATTATGAAGTTGACGCTTACTACATCAGAAATGAGGAAGGAAACATTGACTACGTAGATGTTTTCCAAGGTGAAGAGTACATCTGTAGAGCTGAACCTATTGCAACATTCAATGAGGCAACGGCTGAGCAGACGGATAAAGATAGAGAGAACATGTTACAACAACAGAAATTCATCTCAAGCTATGACGCATCAATCAAGGAAGCATCAAGAAACAAAATCACAAAACTGCAGATCACAGAACAAGTGAAATATCCACGTATTGATCAACCTAAAGAAGAAATTATTCAAGAAGCCTTGGTTATTGATGATTTAGATACGAACGACGATTTTGAAAGGCTAATGGCTTCGAACAATTCTGACGAATGGATTAAGAAATCAAAAGATAGCCTTTACACTGTAAACCAAAGAAACAACGATTAATTATGATAACAACTGAATTTAAACAACGAGTAGTAACGGCAATTACTGAAGATAGACAAAATTATCCATCAGCTGCAAAACAAGCCGTAACATTAGGAATAAGCTCGGCTCAACTATCAAGAATTGCAAAGGGAGAACTTGAGAAAGTGATTTCTAATCCTAACTGGTTAAGCATTGGAAGACGCTTGAACGTATCTCTCCAGGATAGACCAACTTGGAAAGCAGCGAAAACACCAACATTTGAGTTCATATACAATCAATTAACTGATTGCAAGCGTGACTCAGTAAGCGCTTTATTGTGCGATTCTGCGGATATCGGAAAGACATTTACAGCGAAGTTTTTCGTGAAAGAAAACAAAAACGCTGTTTATATCGACTGCTCCCAGGTAAAATCAAAACAGAAATTCGTAAGACAGATCGCTAAGCAATTTGGAGTAATTCACACAGGCCGTTACGCTGATGTTTATGACGATTTAGTTTACTACTTACAATCGATTCCAATGTCAGCGCCTCCTATTATCATAGTGGATGAAGCAGGAGATTTGGAATACCCAGCATTCCTAGAATTGAAAGCATTGTGGAATGCGACCGAGAATATTTGTGCATGGTACATGATGGGAGCTGACGGTTTAAAGGCAAAGATTGAATCTAACCTTGATCGTAAGAAAGTTGGTTTCACCGAAATCCTATCACGATTTGGAGGAAGCTTTCAGAAAGTGTCTCCAGACGGAAAAGAAAACCTTGAAGACTTCAAGAAGTTGCAAATGGGATTAGTTGCCCGAGTGAACTTAGAAGATACTGCAGTTGATTTGAAAAACATCTATAACAAGACTGGAGGATCATTGAGAAAGTTAAGTGCTTACGCTAAAAATCAAAACGGAAATGTCTAAAAAGCAAGCAACATCAATTCAAAAATTTGTCAAGAAGAAATTCAAGGTTATGGCATTCAAAGGAACATGGAAAGAATTACTAGGTACGCCAGCAACCAATGGTTCTTGGATAATCTATGGAGATTCTGGTCACGGAAAAACAACCTTCAGTATGAAACTGATTAAATACTTGTCAAGCTTCAAAAAGTGCGCTTATGTCCCATTAGAGGAAGGTTTACACCTCACGTTTCAAATGGCGGTTAAGGAAGCAAACTTATTGTCATCATCTTCAAGAATTAAGTTATGGGAAGATTACACAGTTGAGGATATAGATGAAGAGCTTTCTAAGCCAAGAGCACCCGAAATCATATTTATTGACTCGGCTCAATATTTCAAGTCAAACGAAAAGTCAGTTAACGAATTAACAAAATTTGAATACAAAGAACTTTCAAAGCGATATCCAAATGTAATATTCATCTACATCTCCCACGCTGAGAAAGGAGATCCAAAAGGAGGACTGGCAAAGTCGATATACTTCGGTTCACATGTCTGCCTCGAAGTAAAGGACTTTTCAGTGTCCCCAATGAAAAACAGATATGGAGGCAAAGTTTCCTTCGACATAAACGAATTATAATGAAAACAAAACAATCACAAGTTACCCGAAGAGTTGCAGAAATGAGCCACACAAAAGAGGCTGTAATGAATGCTATTGGCGCAAGCTTAATAGAATTCAACACTTTCTTATATGACTTAGGTGTGGCAAAGGCTGAACAAAGCATGAAGCATCAAGAATTGGTTAGAATGCCTGAATACTGGAAATGGTTCAGAAATGAATACTTCATGTTTGAAAAGGACCTATTGGAAGACATGACTTACATCCGTGAGGATTTTTTCTCGGGCAATCCTAATCACGTAGCAAACAACAACTACATATATAAACGTGAGATGTGCTTGCTGCTCACAATAGAGAATGTTGACGCATCATTCTACTCATTCATTAAAGAATTCTAATCATGGCACAATCAAGATATATAAACGACGAAAGAAAGCGATTAAACCTCGTGTGTAAACAAATAATTCTCTTAGAAAAAAGCTTAGCGAACTATCGAAAAGTTGACGATTGGTACATGAAAAAATACAGAGATCTAAATGAATTGAGAATATCAAAGAAAACGATCGAGTCACGCATTGAGAATTTCGGAAAGGAAAAAGGACTCTTAGTGCCTTATGTGATTCCTGAAAGATCGACTAAGAATTAATAAACAAGTAACAATTTAAAACCAAAGTATATGAACAACTGGTATGAAGTAAAAGCAAAGTTCGTCAAGCAAATGGATGACGGAAGATTAAAAAGAGTTACAGAGCCGTATCTAATTGATGCAGTGTCGCACATGGAAGCTGAGGAACGAGCTTGGAAAGAAGTTTTAGAGCATGTTGCTGGTGAAGTAATAGTAACCGGAATCACTCCGAAAAACTATAGCGATATCTATGCTTCAGATGAATCATGTGATTTATGGTGGGCATGTGTGGTAGGTTACCGATCTATTGATGGTGATAACGGAAACGAAAAATACATCAAGAGTAACATCCTCGTCGAAGCTGTAAACATTGACACCGCTTTGGAATCATTAAAAACTTTCATAGTCAGCTTCACAGTGGACACATTTATCCACTCAATCAAAGAAACTTCAATAGTTGAAGTTCTACCATACAAACCAAGTAACGATTAACAAAATGGAAACACAAACAAAAGAAAAAAGCATTCACGAAATGACCTCCAAAGAGATTGAGGTCTTTATGAAAAAGAAACGTGCAGCGGAACAGAAAGCATACGAAAAAGAAAAGAAAGAGTACGAAGATGAGCGTGACGCTACTGTACTTGATTTGATTTATAAAGCTGAGGCCGTAAATGAAGCGCTAAAAGAATTCAAAAACACTTGTCACGAAACTTTCGAAGCGCACAAAGAGCGACTTGACAAATACGGAGGTATTAGGTCTAATTCTAAAGGTGGTTTCTCATTAACGCATGCAAATGGAAACATGAAAGCTACTAGGATTAGATCAACTACTCCGCAATGGGATGAGAGAAGCGAAAAAGCGATTGAGCTAATTAGCGACTTCTTGAGAACAACGGTGAAGAAACGAGACGCAAAGCTTTTCGAAATCCTTATCAGCTTCATTCAGAAAAATGACAAGGGAGAGCTTGAGTATGCTAAAGCAATGCACCTCTTCAAGCACAGAGATAAGTACGATGATCCTCGATGGGTGAAAGGCTTGGATTTGATTAACGAATCATTTTCTATTGCTTTCAGATCATACGGTTACACTTTTTCTGTAAAAGACAAAGAAGGAAAATGGGAGAACATAGATATCAACTTTACAAGCTTATAAATATGGGATGGTTCACAAGAAAAAAGCGTGCTGAAATCAGCACGCTTCAACAGAAAAACAGACTACACACGAGACTAAAAAAGGCAATAACACCAAATCAATACATCGTTGATTGTGATATTGAATTTAAAGGTAAAAAAGTGAGTAGAATACAATTCAAAACAAGTGGTAGATCTCGCAAATCAGTCGCTACTGATATTGAGAATGAAATCAAAATCAAAGTGATGAAAGTAAACAGAACTAAAAAGTAAAATCTAAAACACAAGCAAATGGCAATCAAATTCAATCAATATTTCGCAATTGAAAAGCGAATTAAATCATTAGGAGTTGATATTGATCGTGAAGATGTGATTAGTGAATTAACCGGAGGGAAAAAGGATTCCCTTCGGTCACTTACACCACACGAGTATAAAGAGCTCTTATATGCAATGACTAAGACATTAGGCAATGAGGCCAACCGCATGCAAAAAAGTATGGACGCTCAACGCAAGAAGATCATTGCGCACTTAGCAAAGGTTGGTTATACAACTCCTGAAGGAAAAGCCGACATGAAAAGCATTTACAGTTGGGTGTTGAAGTATGGATACTTGCACAAAGGCCTTAATGACTACACAGCCAAGGAGCTTCCTTTTTTAGTTTCCCAGTCACATAATGTCTATAAGAAATTCATTAAAGCCCTTTAATCATGAGAAAACGAAAATCACCACGCATCTGGACACGTGAAGAGGAGGGAATTCTAAAAAATGAATATCCAACAACATCAACTAAGGAGTTGGCAAAGAGACTGAATGTTTCACAGGAGTTGCTAAGATCGAAAGCTAAACGAATGAGCGTAAAGAAAGACGCTTGGACGCATGGCAGACAACCTTGGACAAGGGACCACAAAGAAATGATGACTAAGTACTTCGCAATAACAAAAAGCTCAGATTTAGCAAAAAAAATGAATAGATCAGTCAACTCGGTAAACTCTCAAGCAATTGTGATGGGTATAAGTAAAGATGAAGATTATTTGAAAGAAGTTGCAATTCAAAGAGACTTAGACCTCACCAAAAGAGGAGAAAAAACCCGGTTCAAAAAAGGAAGAGTTTCAAATCGTAAAGGAGTGAAGTTGACTCCAGAACAATTTGCTAAAATGAAACCAAACATGTTCAAAAAAGGACATAAAACACACAATACAAAACCAATTGGTTACTCAAGAATTACCGCCGACGGCTACATCGAAGTAAAAGTCGAGCAACCGAAAAGATTCGAACTCCTTCACCGATTCATGTGGAAAGTTTGGAAAGGTCCAATTCCCGAAGATCACATAATAACATTCAAAGATGGGAATCAAAAGAATTGCAATATCGAGAATCTAATATGTATTAGTAAAGCTGACAACATGAATCGAAACAATATCAACCGATATCCAACAGATTTAAGAGATACGATGTGGCAGATTGGTAGATTAAAATCAAAAATTAAAAAAATTACAAATCAATAAAAACTAGGAATTATGGCAAGAAATAAATTAGAAGACTTAAGAGATCATTTATTCGCTCAAATGGAAAGATTGAATGATGAATCACTTACTCCAGAACAAATTGCGCAGGAAGGAAGTCGTGCGAAATCAATAGCGATGATATCAAGCTCAATTGTAGACACGGCTAAAATTGAAGTCAGATATCTTGAGCTTAACAAAGAAACAGAAATTGAATCACGAAGCCAGTTGTTTAAGGAGGTTAACCCGGAGACACCTGCCGAAAAATTAAAAAGACTCGACTATGTTGGTTAAGCTGGATAAAGAACAAACAAAAGCGCTTCTTTTTGAGCTTAGAAACTTCTCTATTGAGATTTTCAACTCAGAATATGAAGCTCACATAACAGAGGCTGTTCTAAAGATTTTCGTTACGAAATTAATGAAGCAAAGCATGGATTTAAAACCACGACTTAGCATCACATTAGATCCTCCAACAATGAGAGCGCTTCAATTTGTTTTAGCGAGAATAACTCCTCCAAATAGTTACCATCTATATGTAACAACTCAATTATTAACTCAAATAGACATCAAATGCGCTACCTTATAAAATTCCCAAAACACGAAGCTACAGCAATGGTTGAGTATGACATCAACGGCATGCTTGTAAAATATGAGTTAGAACCAGGAGCATTCGGCAAAGAACAATTCGACTTCCTTGCAAAGGTGTTTCCATACAGTTTAAATAGGCTTGAAAAGGGATTGAAATCACTTAAAATGATAGATGTTCGAGAATTGAAAGAAGATATCTCATTCGATGCGTTCTATGATAAATACGCCCATAAGGTTAGTAAACGATCAAAGGCTGAGAATATCTGGAAACGAATGCCTGATTTAGAGAAAGCGAAAGCGATAAGGCACATTGATCTTTACGAAACACAGCGATTAAAAACAGGCGTAAACAAAAAGTACCCCGAGACTTATTTAAACTCGGAAATCTGGAATAACTGATCAATTACGAATTACAAATTAACAATTAACAATTATGGCAGATAGCAATACAGTGGAGCATTTCGATGCACTAGTAAGGGTTAACCAAAAGGTGTATAGGCATAAGTGTCCAAAAATTAAGGAATACCTTAAAGAACGAAAAAGAAAAGTGAGAATTAATACATCACATTTGACACCTAGTTTTGACAGTCAGTATAAGTGTAACACTTGTAACACAAAAGGAAAATCAAATCCTGAAACGGGATATTGCATAGTTTGCGACACAGATAACTGGGAATTCATCAACAATTAAGAAAATGGAAAACATTGAAATAACACAAAAAGACAAGCTCCACATAGCTGAGTTTGTCTTCGCAGTAGAGTGTGACACATTAATAAAAACTGAATTAACGAGATGCATGATGGCCTTTTATAACTCTAAAATCATTACAGAGAGAGAAAGAGACGTAGTTTCAGCTTATGTAAGTGTCAATTATGCAAAAGCACTTGATCTAATGGGTGACTATCTACTTAGGATATCAGCAGAGCAAGGAGACTTAATTATGAAAGAATATTACGCTGGTAAATTATAAACAATTAAAAATTCAAAAAACAATGATAAAAACAATAGACGACATCACAACTCTAGACATGAATGAGAGCCAAGTTCATGATTTAGCAATTGCAATGGCTACAGGAGACAAAGAACGAATAAAAGAGCTATTCAGCCAAGTCGATAAACGTAAATCAATTTACATAGCCGGAAAGATCACAGGCATGGAGGAAAAGGCGTTTGAACTATTTGGAATGGCTGAAAAGGCATTGGTTGAGTTCGGACACCGAGTAATTAATCCAATGAAATTACCACACGATCATGACAAGACATGGAGCTCTTACATGCGTGAATGTATTCAATATTTAGTAACTGCAGATAGCATCTTTCTATTACCAAACTGGAAAGAAAGCCCAGGAGCAAAAGTTGAGTTTCAAATTGCAACGGCTTTAGAAATGAATGTTTATTTCAAAGTTCAAGAATTAATAAATTAAAATCTATAATTAATGAAAACAATTACAATAACAATATTCCTACTTCTATCCTTAGTAGGTACAGCGCAACACTTATATTTCTCAGATGTCCATCTTTTCGACGTTGACAAGGAAGGGCATGTATTATCACATTCATTTCCTTACACCAATATTGAATTGAAAGTTGAGGACAGTCTTATTCATTACACCGAAATCAATTCATGTGGTACCATCGTGGATGAACGCACTTACACTGTAATCAAGCGTGAGTATGAGAATAAGTTCAATTACTACACCGCTGAGCTTGATGGTGTAACTTATGAAATAGGTTTGCCAACTAAAAATAAATGGATGATTTCAATAGAGGAAATTGGAAATCCTAGAGTAAGATTAATAAGTGCGAGAAATAAATACCTTGTTAAAGGTGAAAACTAAAAACCAATAAAAATGAAAAATCAAAAGATAATTATCGACCTATGGAAAGCTGCAGTAATTGCAGTGTTAACGACAGTAGCGTACATGTTCTACGAAGAAACAATAGTTTCAGTTGTAATTTGGATAGTAATAGGAATATTCGCGATATACTTCTTCATAGTCCACGTGATTGATGTTCCAGACTGGGATAGTCGTGATATCCCCGAATATCGAAAAGACCTCAGAGAATTCGAAGCGAATCAATGTAAAGAAGACAAGTGCCTCCTTACTGATGAGACGCACCTAACTGAAGAAGAATTCTGTGAATTACACTCTCAATTTTATGGTGAAAAAATAGATAAAATCGGCCAATTGAAATGGTGTTGTTTTACAGGGCTTCAATTGAGGGAATACGTTGATCATGCGATTAAGAATAAAAAGCCTAAATAACGGGATGCAGCTAAAAAATAGCGATAGCGACCGTAGGTATTTTTTAGGTGCTGTTAGCACTAGTACGAATTTAAAATCAGAAATATGAATTTACACGATTACGACATAATCATTATCAATTCCAGCGGTGGCAAGGATTCTCTTTGTGCGCTTTGGGAAGTGTGCCGATTGGCTGATGTTCAGGATTTCCCTTTTGAAAAAATGGCTGTCTCGCATCAGGATTTAGGTGATATGGAATGGGCTAGAACAAAAGAACTGGTTAATAGGCAAGCTGATTTATTTGGGCTAAAAACCTACTACTCAAAGCGAAGGGATAAGAACGGATATGAAGAAACGCTTTTGGAGTATGTTGAGAGGCGGGGAAAGTGGCCGAGTAACAAACAGCGCTACTGCACCAGTGATTTCAAACGTGGCCCAGGTGGAAGGGTGGTAACTGCTCTGACAAAACAACTGGGAGAATGCAAAGTGCTGTATGTGTTCGGATTCCGAAAAGATGAAAGCTCTTCCAGAGCGAAAAAAGAAATACTGAAATTGAATAAGCCACTAACCACAAAAAAGCGGACGGTTCACGATTGGTTACCGATACACGACTGGGACAAAGAAATGGTGTGGTCAACTATCAACATACATAACTTACCGTATCATCCAGCTTATGATTTAGGAATGCCACGACTTTCGTGTTGCTTCTGTATATTCAGCCCATTCGATGCACTGGTAGTGGCTGGCAAAGCAAATCCTAAATTACTTGATAGATACATTAAAGTAGAAAAGAAAATCGGTCACACTTTCAGAGATGGCTTTGCAATTGAATCTGTGCGGGAGGCAATTGATAATAATTATGAACCGAAAATCATCAATGACTGGGTTATGTAGCATTGGTGCTAACGAGGGCAAGCATGGTTTGTTTTAAAGTTGATTAACAGATAAATTAAATAGATATGGGAAATATAAAAAGTAAAGATTTAAGAATTGGAAACCTATTGACCTCTAAAAGTTGGGGAGGATATCATCCTGTAAGTGGAATAGAAGTATTTAGGAGTCACTTTGAAGTGAAAATAGGCGGGTATATTCATAAAATATCGGATGACGCTCAGGTAGATTTAGATACGATACCTTTAGATAAAAGTGACTTAATTAAATTTGGATTCGTGAAAGAGGAATGTTTCTATTATAAAAATGGGGTTGCTATAGAAGACGATTTTACATTAGAAGGCTTTGGCGATGTAGAATTGAAATACGTTCATCAACTCCAAAATCTTTACTTTGCCCTTACAGGGGAAGAGTTAGTTATGAAAGATGAACTAACTTTAAAATAAACTACCTCTATCGTTGTGCTCTTTGCTTTTTGGCATTGAGAGACAACATAAGGCTAGGCGCTTTTTTAATGGCGCTTAGCACCTGTTATCAAACCTTAATAGCTGAACTACTTAAAAAGTTTTATAATTTAGTAACCAAAACATCAACAAAATGAAAAAGTTAATTTTTACCCTAGCAACATCCGCATTCCTTTTTTCTTGCGGACCAACAGAATCACTTGAAGATTTAAAAGATGAAAAAATCAAGGTGATTAAAGAAGATACTTACTTGAGTGATTCAATACAAATGAGTTATCTAGACAGAATTACGGAATGCAAAACTAAAGAGTGTATTGAAACAACAGCAGATGAGCATGCTGATAAATCGACAAAAGCCTTTGCATTGGCAATGATTGAAGAGGAAAATAAAAAGAGCTCTTGGGAATACAACTCAACTATTGATGAAATGACAAGTGATAGTTCGTTCTTTGCTAAAATTGCATCAGATAATTTTGCAAACTTGGAATTTCCCTACGGAGGACTGAATTATGCTTCTCTAATGATAAGAAATGTAAACGGAGAAAACAGTATTGTGTTTGCGATTGATAAAGGTCAGTTTAGCACAGATTACAACGTAAGTACTTGGATGGTTAGGTTTGATGATAGAGAGCCGTTAAAATACAGTATTCAAGAGAGTGCTTCAGGGAATTCAACAGTTAGATTTCTTACTCCAGTAAAGTCGTTTATTGAGAATGTAAAGAATTCAGACAGTATGAAAATTCAAGTAAGCTTTTTCCAAGAAGGAAACTTTACCTATAAATTCAAAACATTAGACTTAAAATGGGAACATTAGAAAACGATAACTGGAAAAACATCAGCGTTAAAATCGAAGGACGAGAAGCCTTTGATATTGAAAGCTTCGAATATCCAATTAAAACAGAAAGCTATTTCAACTTACAGGAAAGTGTAACTAGAATCACTCAATTAACGATAGAAGACCAAGAGCGATTAATTAATCTTAAAACTAATGGATACAATATCTCAGAAAAACGATGGCTTATGATAAAAGCTTTTCAAGAAGGTCTGCATAAGGATCGTGAATTAGAAAGCTATTATGAAATGAAAAAAGAAATTTTGAGGACAATGGATCCAATGCAAGTAGTGATTAATAAAAACGGAGGAGTAGAGGTTCAAGCAATCCCTGACTGTTGCTATGCACAGCTTCAAAATCTAAATTACCATATAAACAGAAGGATGTTGGAACTATTGGATATTTATAATCTTTAGGTCTTATTAATTATCAATACAAATAACCCGTATCTTCGCAATCAACAGTATTGCCATATACGAGTTTTAGATTCAATGAAAAGCCTTAGCCGTTCGGTTAAGGCTTTTTTTTATGCTCAATTATTTATGAGCACATTAACTCCTTATATTTGCATTGTACCATACTTCTCAGCTCCTTATGGCATATAATCCAAAAAACAAACTCAAAGCATTCAGAAGGATATTGCAAATCTATTCAGAGGTTAAGCAGGAGGATATTCCTGACACGTTTATTGTTCAAAAAGTATTCCCTAAGCATCACATCTACATCTCTTACCGCACATGGATGACCATCAAAGGCATGAAGCCATCCGAACTTCAATACGAAGGAGATAAAGATTTCGTAGATCCTAACCAACTTTCACTTTTTTGAATTGTCCAAGAATGACCAAAAAAAACCAGTAAATAATGCGAGGTTTTGCGAGATTTAAAGATAATCTCGCAATATTCTAAGACTAGAAGCCTTTCGAATTCTCCAAAAATGACCAAAAAATGAGCAAAAAAGACACAAAACAAACAATCAAAGATCTTAAGAAAAAGCAAAAGCACCACGAAAAGCGAGCAGAGCACTTTGAGAAAAAGGCTAAAGAACTTGAGCAAGAAGAGAAAAGGATTGGTTTTAAATTTTACTAAAGTAATATGAAAACATTCGAAGTACAAAAAAAGGAACAAGACATCATACACTCACGTGCAATGTTGATTATAGATGATCTTAAATCGAAATATCCAAAAGCCAAAGAATACGTAGTCACTAACGAGTATAAGGTCGTTGGACTAGACGATGTTTGGAATGTTAGAATGTATGTGGATGGTGAAGAAGTTAACCATTAATAATTAACCATTAAACATTAAACATTATTTTACCCTATATTTGAATTATGAAAAACACAAAAGCAAAGGAAGGCTGGTTAAATCGGCATGTTGATGGATTACCAACCGGCAAGTGTAAACTAATAATCGACCTCGAGCCTTTCGTGGGGCCAGATGAAAACGCAAACTTTCTATGTTATTGGCATCCTGTGGCGGACAAAGAAATCCATACTAAAGGATATCTAGGCACAGCAACAGTTGGAGAAAACCGAAACGGCATTGGATTTCACGCTTGGGAACAAAATAATAGTGAATTCGTTTATTATAAAATCGTTTAATATGAAAACAAAACTAATCCTTACAATAGAAATCGAAGAGGAATTCTTAGATACTCAATCTCTTTACAGTAAACTTATGGCGTCCGACGGAGTTTTACCAATAAATGAGGTTTTTAGTCCGGGAGCGAAAGTTATTGCAACTCGAGTAAGTAACTTAGTTTCTCCTAGAACAAATTTTGCTAATGCAATAGGAGAATTACATGGGCCAACTACGGCGTTAGAATTAGAGTGCATTATGAGTGGTAGGTCAGAACACAAAGAAGATTAACAACTACAATCGCTCCGCATTCACTTAATATTTGTGAAATAATAGCGTTATAGTTGCGTAGATGCAATTAAAGTATTATAATTGCACTGTTATTACTCAGCAACGAAAAAAGAAATTATTTGTCTTGGGTTGCAAAAAAAGATTAAAGGTCCGGTTTTCCTAGAACTGGGCCTTTTTTTTGTCCGAAAATCGGAATAGGCGTAACACGGGTGTAAGACCTAGGAAGTCTTTTTGGCCGATATTAAATACCTGCTAATACTTTTTTCGCATGAGTAATAACAAACAAAAAAAGGAAGAGGGTAAACTCGTATTCACTATGTACATCACAGTGAAGGGAAAGCGAATTTACCGTAAGAATGGGAAACCATTCTGCTTCCGAGTAAAGTAAACTATTAGGTTTGAACTAGGGTGATTAGGATAAGCCCTAGTTTTTTTAGTTATTTAAACATTATCCGCCTTCCCCCTATAATAAACCGCATATTCCTGCACCCCATCCTCTCTCGGCACTCTACGCCATCCCGTTCGAATCAACTTCCCAAACATCACGTCAGGCTCAAAGCCTTGCACCACCTTATGCACTTCGTCAATAAGAGTCCAAATACTTCTTGCTTGTGTTTTCTGTGTTGTTGGAGCTTGGTAGCTCGTATTGGTTAGTTTCAGGTTGGCAATCCTCAACTCAAGCGAGAACTCACCCATTTGTCTATTCTCAGGCGTTGCAGATCTATCCTTTCCAATATTGGTAAAGTTCGCTGCATTCACATCAATTAATATACAAGGCCATTGCACCGGGAAGTTTGGAGAATAATAATCCAATTGTCCCCAATTCTCATCAACATACTTTGCAGCAGGTACCTCAGTTGCCAACAAATTTTGCGTTGCTGTAATAACTTCAATCATTTCTTGAATTCTTTAATTAAATAATCTCTAATTTCTACCTTCGTGTCCAGGAACACTTCCTCAACCGCTTTGCCAACATTTGGGTGATCTCCGATGAACTGCCTTTGTTCAATCTTTATCTTTTTACCCACCTTCATAAGCGCCATGTTTTTCCATTGTTTCGCCTCAGAACTCATCGCAATATCTCTTTGTGAGCCTTTACCGCTAACTGCTCCTGAAGTCTTGTAATACATCGCCCAAAAAAAGCTTTTCATTTTCTTGGTTACTGTAATTTCTCCTCCTTCATTGTGAATTGAAGCGTACGGGAGAGAAGAGGTGTAAATAATATTATAATTTGAAATTGTTGAATCAATACTCTGCCTCAATGCCCCTGATCGCAACATTAAACTACCTCTATCGTTGTGCATTTTAGTTGGTTTCCAAGCATCATCAAAGAATGCTTTTCGCTCAAAGTTTCTGTCAAACTCATCGTCGAGCTCGAGCTTTACATCCTTTATGAAGTTTTGAATGATCTGTTGCATATTACGATGTTTTAAAAGTTTCAGGATAATCTCGCCTTAAAATCCTAGCGTTAACAATGTGTTGAAGTTGATGAAACGAAGTAACCCACTCACCAATTTCGGAAGAATGTGTCCTTTCTAAATTGATGAATAAATTATGAGCCTTTACAAGTGCATCCATAACCTGCTTCTCTTCATCCGTATATGGTTCTTTAGATTTATCCATAACTTACTTCTTAATTTCCTTTTCTGCAGTAGCTTTTACCGCCTTAGCACCTGCCACTTTGTAGTACGGATGATGTGGAGGGAATGCAACTTTATCCTTGCCCGGATTAAATCGGAAAATCTCCAATCGGTTCTTTCCATCCTTTCCAATTTGGGAGGTTGCATCAGCTCCAAGCTTGTTTGAAATCTTGCTATCCGAAACTTCATACTTCGACTTTCTAACCTCAAAAGCTGTACATCTACATCTCCATCCATTTGGTGGGTAGTATTTTTCCCAAAACTTATCGTCTGCAGGTAAAGTAATTTCGTCAAGAGCTTCATGCTCCAGTCTCACCTTATCATCCTTTGCCGTTCGATACTGAATGTTGTAACGTCCTTTGTTACTTTCAACCTCTGCCCATTTCGCAGACATTTGCGCAGAGCTTCGTGCAAATTCATACTCGGCTTCCAGATAGTTTTGGTTATACTTTTCTTGTATGCTTTTCACATCTTCAGAAAACTTTTGAAAACTCTTCAATTTTCCGTCTTCATCCAACAATAACCTCGATGCTTCACTTAGTTGTGAATGCGTTTTCAATGCAGAAAACACAAATACATCATTTTCCAAACTTGTTAACATTGCTTTTGGGATGACGTTATCCGCAATTCCTTTCTTTAATGCCGTTTTGAAAACCTTATAAGTTGCGTTAATCAACCCCTTATATTTCATGATGTCAGCAGAGACATAAGCACCTGCAGCTAGCAATTTCTTATAAGCTTCTTCAACTTCCTTTAAAGGTGAATTAATTGGCGTTTCATCAGCGTTTAAATTGACTTTCAATTTGTGGCAGTCATCGCAATAATCTGAATAGATTCCCTCCAGTCGCAAATGCAAACTTTCAAAATACTGCTTACTCCCCGACCTAATCGTCGGGGCTAGAGAAAAAGTCCGTCATCAGCTTTAAGCTTTTGAACAACCTCACGCTTACCGATAATCTTAATATCGAATTTCTCTTCTACCCATTCAAGATCTACCTCAGCATATTGCATTACTGCAATAACTTTTTTCCATAGTTCGTCTAAATTTTCAGGTATGTCATAACGCAATTTCACATCACCGGTAATAAATCCAATTCGCTTCAACGCTGGAAGAATAGTTTTATTCCAGTAATCTTGAGCGATCACAATATCTTCCATTACTTTCTCCCAAAGTACATCTTGAGCGCTCTCATCTTTCGAGCGATTTCCATTCACAGTGTCCTGGGCAATTATGGCTCCTGAAATAAGCATGCTCATTTCATTGTTACATAATTTGATTAATTCATTGTAAACGTCTCCAGAACTCGACACACCATCAGCAAATTCAAACTCTTCATGTTCGTCGATGATAAACCAAGCAGCTGCACCCATGTCTGTCATCATTGCCTCGGCACGTTTCAACATTGCAGGATCTCGTGTATCCGTTTTCATGAAACGTGGAGGAATCCCATAAATCTCACACAATTCAGCCCAACAGCTTTGTGCGAAGTCTTTCATTAAAACATGTTTCACAGATTTATTAATGAGACCTCGCTCTTCAGAAACGAACTCCAACAAGAATGTTCCAAACTCACGCATCTCACGGTAAAGGATAAATTTATCATCGTTTACATCAGGATAAAAACGTCCGTTTTGAGGCACTACATTCGCTCTTGGAATGAGTTTCACACTTACTTGCTCAACGTTTTCAATGTCTTTATATTTCCCAATCTCAACGAGTGAATAACCAAAATACAAAGCATTTGCTGCATGCTTTGTCAATTTTCGATAAATACCGGCATCTTTCAATTTCTCGGTTTGCACTTCGTCGATTTCACCGCTTGCAGTTTTCAAATTCCAATCTAAAGAGAACATCTTAGTTTGTCTATTCTCAATTTGAGAGGTCAATAAGCCGTCATCCATCACACGAGTAAAAATGTCTTGCAATGCGAAGTTTCTCGGATCTTCCTCTCGTTCCGTCGCCAAAATTGCCTGATTCCACATCTTTAAATCAATGCGAGTTCTTGCAACCGCTTTTGGTTGAGGGTTCAAAACTCGTCGAGTGATTTCCTTATGAGCGTTGTTTTCAGCTTTCAAGTTTTGAACTGGTTGAATTGTTCCCAATCGCTCATTTATAACTTGCGCCACTTTATTAAATAGTTCCATAATTACTCGTAATTGAATTTAGGTCTCGAACCAAATCGAAACGGTTGATTGTTTTCTCCACTAGGATCAGTTACTGCCGGGTCAACTTGAGGAAGAGATCCAATTGTCATTTTTCCGTCAAGTATCATTTTCAAAGTTTCCAAAGCTCTGTCATAACGCTCCTTGGTTTGCTCATAAATGATATCTGCGTTACATAAATCAACAACGTGCCAAATGGTAACTGTTTTGGTTAAAGACAGAATCAAAGCATTACGGTCAGTTCCTGTAGCTGCGAAGATTGCCTCCACATCATAAACAAGCCTTCCATCATTAAACTCGTGCTTGAAGTTCGGCATTAGATAGCCCTTCACCTCTTCAATAGCAACCTCAATGGCTGTATCAATTATGGTGTCGTCCCCTTCAGTAATTTGGTCAAGGATATAAGCGTACTTATTGGTCTTGAGTTCTAATATTGATAAATACATATCTTAATTTTTAAATGAAATTCGTTTACCTACGATATGCGTAGTTTCTTCCGTTGCAGAATTCTCCTGAAGTTTAAATACGCAACCTTCTAATGCATCTGGACCATCCATTGTTTTTGAAGCAACATCAACATCCAGCATTTGATCTTCCATTCGTTCCATATCGGGAGTGCCTTTTAGTTTTTGGTCGAAAATCAAATCTCCACTCCTGTGGATAGGATCCAATGTTCCTTCAATTCTGTAAAATTTATCAGGCTTATTCCTATTATCTAATGAAAGAGGAAGTCTTGTTTTACGTCTTTTAGCTCGTTTCTTAATTTCAGGATCAATAACCTGTTCATAAAAAGCATCTTGTAAGGAGTTGTTTTCAATCCATCCTCTTCGAATCTGGACATTGTGTTCCATCAAATAATCATTAGCATCATAAAGCCAATCGACAAAGCGTGAGTTGCCCGTTTGATCAAGTCTGATCCAGTAGACGAAATACATGAAGTTTTTATAACCAACTACAATTACACATTTTGCTGAGGCGTTACCTCCGCTCTTGTCTTTGTTCGATGTTGATGGATCTGCATAGAATAGAACCTTCTCACATTTATGAATAGGTGGACATTTACCATACTTAATTTCCTTAAATACTGTACCTTCTTTCAATGGATTATTGAAGTATTCTTTTTGTTGATTTCTGTAGGACATAGGTTTTAACACCCTGTCAATCATTTCCTCTGTATTCTTTTGTGGCCAAGTAGATTTACCTTTCTTGTCCCGAATATTTACAATTTCATATCTATCAGCTTTCTTTCCAAGTTCTGTGATCGTGGTATACTTTCCAATAATGTTTCCTACTGCCATTAAGAGTAGAGGATTAGAAATCGACCGAGTGGCATAAAGTGCTTCAAGTACCCAGTCAACTTTAGCTTTTATTCGTTTCTTATTTCGAACCTCTTCATCTGTATCAATATCATCGATCAAAATAACATCAGGCCTCACAGCTTCGTTTCTAGTTCCACGAGGAGATTGACCTGCACCTAGAGCTCTAAATGCAACTCCTTTCTTGGTGATAAATTCACTCGCAGTCCAACTTCCAACACTTTCTTGCTTTCCGTAATCGTTAATTATACGGTTGTTTGATTCAAGAATAGACTTATAAGGAAGTAGCAAACGTTCAGCATCGGTAGAAGTAGCGGAGACAAGAATAACGTTCTTCTTTTTTCCAGTTACAGTAAGTTTTAAGACGTCCATCATTGTTCTTGCCGATTTTGCCAACTCACGACACCAAGCTCGTACAAGGAAAAACTCAGCGTTTTCCATCACGCATTTAGTTGATGGTTTATGAAATGGAGCTGGCTCACTTAAATAGAAGTTTGGGAAGTAGTATTTATACCACTCCTCGTTATTTCCTTCAAGGCGTTTGATACGCTTGGCTTTGTCTCCTTGACTTTCATCTAAGTCAACAGGGGTAGCTTTGTCAATATTCTTTCTGAACTCCTGCCACTTTTCATAATAGGCCTTGTCGCTGATCTTCTTTGCCATCTACTTCATTTTAGATTGAATGAATAAATCAAAGTGATTAGTAATCTTCTTGGCTTCCTCTAAATCAATCTCACGCACGAAGTCAATAAAGTCTCTTGCAACTTCTACAATTTGACCAATAGAAGTTTCAACCTCCAGCTTTTGAATTGCGCTTGTGATCTTAGAAATTACATCAGCTTCTTTTGCCTCTGCAACCTTATAATCACGTTCTGTAATTTTAAGGTTCAGAAATTCCAATTGATCATACAATTGAGAGATCTGATGTTGCTTTGTGATCAGCATTGATTTCCTCAATTTCTTCCATTCACCTTTTTCAATCCATCGGGAAACTGTTTTTTCTGTCACCTTGACACGTGTTGCGATTTCCTTTTGAGTTAAATTCTCGGAGGTGTACAATGTCTTCGCATAGTCATGTTGTTGTTGTTTCTGCAATCTCATACTACTATTTATATGCAAAGTTGACCTAAATCAATCGGATTTTGAAAAAACGTTGTAAGGGTTGCATGACATTTTGGCGCAATTTGAAAGAATCCGCAATTTTGAAACCTGAACGATTGAACAATCAATTATTAATTCAACTAGAATTTATGCCAAAAAAAGGTGACAGCTTCGTTTTGAACGACGAAAACGAATTGAATAGCTACGGTTTTAGGACTTCAAATGAAGGATTGAACCTAGACAGATTCAAAGACAATCCTGTATTGTTGGATTACCACCGCACTTCTAACGAGTCGGTTATTGGTCGTTGGACAAACATCAGAATCGAAGGATCACTATTGTTAGCTGATCCTGAATTCGACATCGAAGATCCAGCAGCATTGAAAGTAAAAGGAAAGGTTGACCGTGGCTTTATCAAAGGTGCATCAATGGGCTTGACTTTCAGCCATAAGAACATGGAGATTCAACCAGACGGGACCTATCTATTAGGAAAATCCCAATTAATGGAAGGTTCTATCGTGTCCATTCCATCAAATCGTAAATCATTAAAGCTCTATACAGAGGATGGTGATCTAATGACGGAGGAATCTGTCAAATTATCAATTAAGCAAATCAGTAAACCCAAAATAGATATGCCAAAAGTAGCATTAAGTTTTGCTGCATTAACAGCGCTAGGTCTTCAAAGTGATGAAGATTCAGTTGCATTAAGCGCAGCAGTTGAAAAGCTAGCAGGTGAGAAAACCTCACTTACAGCAAAATTAAAAGCTAAAACCAGCGAGCTTGAAGCGTTGGAAAGTAAAGTTGAAGCAGACAACGATGCAAAAGCATTGTCTATGGTTAAGAACGCAATCACAGAAGGTAAAATCACAGCCGACAAAAAGGAGAAGTTCTTAAAAATAGCTAAAGCTGATTTCACATTAGCCGCAGATTTCTTAAGTGAAATTCCAGCGAAAAAAACATTGGCTGGAGAAGTGATTAATTCCACTTCAGGTGGTGACCTTCCAAAAACAATGGATGAGTTCGAGAAATTGTCAACTGAAAAGAAGTTGAGTTTCCAAGCAGATCACCCTGCAGAGTTTGAAAAATTATTCACGCAAAACTAGTAATTATGCCATCATTATTTCCACAAATGTGGCGAACGAGAGTCGCCTTATTATTAAGCTTCACCGATGCAGCTCCTTGGTTGGACGGAATTGAAGAAATCGATACAGAGATTATCGAAGTAGGTTCAGGATCTGCAAGCGAGCAAAACTTGATTCACCTACCATTAGAAAACTTCGATGTAGAGGTTTTATTGAACAACACAACTTATCCATTGGGTACGCAAGCATTTACGGATGACGAAGCAGTTGTGAAGTTGGACAAATGGGAAACGAAAGTTACCAATTTGACTGATGACCAAACTATGGGAGCATCTTATCGCAAAATCGATAACGTTGTGCGTCCACACACTCGAGCGTTGTTGGAAAACAAGTTCATGAAAGCCATTCACGCTTTAGCACCTGCTGTTAACGCAACTGCAACACCTATCATTAAAACGACTGGAACATTGACTGGAGGAAGACGATTGTTTACCTATGAAGATCTTGTAGCCTTAAAGCGTGCGTGTGATACTGCTAAGATGTCTAAAACTGACCGTCGTTTAGTATTGACTTCCAATCACTGGAATGACTTATTGTTAGATCGCGAACGTTTTGCAAATCAATTAAACAACATCAAAGAAGGTGAAGTTGCACCGAAAATTGCAGGTTTCAAAATCTTCCAATATGATGCAAATCCTTTATTCTTTGCTGACGCTGCAAACGCAGGAGCATTAACAAAGCAACCTTTTGGTACAGTGAAAACTGCCACAGATTTCGAAGGATCAGTTGTTTTTGACGGAGGAAACGTGGCTAAGAAAAATGGTTTAACAAAACAATACTTCTCGCCTTCAGCGGCAACGCCAACAAATCCGGTTAATCAATTGAATTACCGTCACTACTTCATGACTTTACCAATTCGTCAGAAGTTTATGGCTGCAATCATTGATGCTGCATCATAGTAATTAACAAGAAAACACACAGAGAGAAAACAGCACCACAATGGGAAAACACAGAATTATATTAGATCCAGGACACGGGGGAGTAAATCCATCGACTGGACAATATGTTACGCCCGGGAAGAGATCATTCCATCCTGTTGATGGTGCTGTTTATTATGAAGGAGAGATAATGCGAGCGTATGCATGCACTTGGGCAAACATCCTTAGAAATGCAGGTTATGAAGTTGTTTTTACGGTTGAGCCTACTGATTATACAGATGTTTCTTTGAACGAAAGAATTCGAAAGGTTAACACTTTTCATGCGCAAAAAAAGAGCATCCTTGTGCCAATTCATTCTAATGGTGTCCGCAATCCAACAGCTCACGGTCATGAAGTTTTCACTTCTCCTGGGGTAACAAACAGCGACCAATTAGCAACCTTTTGGATTGAAGAGTTTGAAGCTATGTTTCCAAACATTCACGTCAGAAAAGACTTCTCCGATGGATATCCTGACAAAGAAGCAAACTTTATGATGCTGACGCTTTCAAATTGCGTTGCCATTTATCTTGAGTTGCTATTTCACACTAATGATGCGGAGGTTAGAATTCTAAGATCACAAGAGTTCAAGGAGAAAACAGGCCAAGCGCTTTTGCGTGCCATCATAAAATACGAGCAATGGTTGAACTAATTATTACGGCAATTATAGCTCCAATAGTGCCAGCTGTCATCGCTTACCTGTTAGGTAGGAAATTGAGACAGAAAAAGGAGGAAGTAGACATTGAAAAGCTACAAGGAAACAATTATAAGATTTACATAGAAAATTACCAGGTAATGCTTGATGACCTTGCGAAAAGAAACGAATTGTCGATTCAGTCAAACAGAGATCAGCGAGCATATTACCACAAGGTAGTTGAAGAATTGAAAACCACAGTAACAGATCTGTCCAATTCAAACAAGCAACTCCATAAAGACATTCAGAAATTAAAACAGGACTACCCATGTCCAGATTGCAAATTAAAACCAAAGACAACGTGCAAAAACTAATATACATATTGCTAACACTTTTGATTCTCACATCATGTGGAAACTCAAGAAACTCGGGGTCAACTATAATTTCAGATAAGACAACTGAAACGACTGTTGATGTCCTAGATAGAGATACTATTTTTAGAATTCCACAAGAAAAAGCATCTCTCTTAGCGAAATTAAGTACCAATTCTAAAGGAGAAATCTCAATTGAGCATCAAACAGTTTCAAATGATTCTGAATCATTATCGGATCCAGTGATCAAGATTGTAGATAACTACATCCACGTCGATTGTGAAAAGAAAGCGCAAGAGCTCTTCGCCCAATGGAAGGAAACGCATAAGCAAACGAAAGTTGTTCAAACCATTACAGAATACTATCCAGTAGAACGAGAAATGACCACCTACGAAACCATTAGTATATGGATGGGTAGGGTTTTTATGCTCATTCTATTGGTATCAATAATCCTGATTCTCGCCAAAGTGAAGAATCCATTTTTTAACAAAAAATCATAGTTATGAATAAAGTTTTTAAAGACAATCCATCACTTAACGAGTTTTATCAAACGACTGATGGTCGCCCTTTTTACGGTGAAAACGCTGCTAAAAATCACGCTAAAACACTAGGCGAAGGAAAAGGAAAAGTTGCGCATATAGTGCGTGAAGTTGAAGTGGAAGCATCTGAGGAAGATGAAAATCCATCACCTGCAGAATACGACATGAGTATGACTCGTCCGCAATTGGATGCAGTGGCTAAAGGTTTTGAAATAAACACTGATGAATTAGGCACGAAGCAAGATGTAATTGATGCTATAGATGCATTTATTAATGGAGTGACTTCAAAAGATTTAGAAGATCCGAAAGATTCAACTGAATCAGTGGATGCATCTGCAAAAACTGAAACGGAAGAAAAAGACACTTCAGACAAAGGAGCTGAAGCAGTAGAAACGAAAAAAACAAAGTAACATGCCATTACCAGGAATAGATATTAGTTTTCAAAACGGAAACCTTGGATCAGTTGTTCCGAGTCCAGACGGTTTACTCGGTTTAGTATGTCACGCTGAGGCAGTAGCTTCAACTTTGGCAAACACAACTCCTTATTTGGTAACGTCAATGAAAGATGTTGCTGCTTTAGGAATTATCGATGATGTTGATAACCACATCGTTTACAAATTCTTATCTGAGTTTTATGCTGAAGGAGGTTCAGGCACACCGCTTTGGATTTACACAATTGCTCGAGACGAAAGCTTAAGCGATCAATTCAAACCTGATGGAACAACTGGAATTGTTCCTGCATCAACATTGTTGGACACAGCAAACGGAGATATCAGAGGTTTAATAGCTCTTTTCAATCCTGATGGAACTTATGTTTCGGATGTTGATGAGGAGATGGAGTCAGAAGTAATTGAATTAGCTGCATTGGCTCAAACATTTGCGGAAGACTATACAGATGATAAGTATGCGCCTTTCTTTGTGCTTACAGAGGGTTACGGCTATACAGGCACGCAAGCAACGTTAACAGATCTTACAGAAAAAGAATACAACCGAGTAGGTATTTTGTTGGGAGATACAGAATCTCGCACAGGAACAACTGCATCAAAAGGTGCAGCGCTTGGTGTTTTGGCAGGTCGTGTTGCAAAAAATGCTGTACAAGTTAACATCGGAAAGGTACGTGATGGAGCTTTAAATCCTCTCGAGATGTTTATAGTTGATGACCTTGTAGAAGTTGCAAATATTGAAGCGTTGAACGATAAAGGTTATATCACATTCAGAAAGCATGTGAGCCGTAGTGGTTATTACTTTACAGATTCACCATTAGCAACTTTACCAAGTGATGACTATAGATTCTTAGAGCGCAGACGAGTAATCGATAAAGCTTACAGAGTTGCTTACTCTTCATTATTAGATTATGTCTTGGAAGACTTGAATGTGAACGCAGACGGTTCTATATCTCCAATCGATGCAAAAACAATTGAGGGAGTTGTTCAGAATGCAATTTTCACAGAAATGACTGCAAATGGAGAATTGTCAACAGATGCGACAAATCCAAACGATTTAGGAGTGATTGTAAAGGTAGACTTAACTCACAATATCACTTCAACATCAAAAATCAAATTGGAATCATTGCAAGTAGCACCAAAAGCCTATGCAAGATATATTGATGTTCCACTCGGTTACATCCCAGTTAGCATTTAGTAATCATCATTAAATAGATAAAAAATGGCATTTAATTCAAGACAATACGAATGGGCAGAGGTAACAGTTATCTTAGGAGGTAAGGATCTCTTGACTATTCGTGCAATCAAATACAAAAAGACTTCTGATAATGAAGCGCTACATGCAAAAGGTAGAAATGCAATTTCTATCCAAAGAGGAAACGTAACTGTTGAGGGTGAAGTATCAATTCTCCAGAGTGAACTTATGGAGCTTGAAGAGTCAGCTCCAAATAAGGATATTCTTCAGCTAGCTCTTGATATGGAGGTGAGTTATTTAGCAAATGGAGTTCTTCGCACAGATAGAGTTACAGGTATTCGTTTCGGTGAATATGAGAAATCATTGACACAAGGAGACAAGTTTATGGAAATTCCTATTCCATTCTTGGCACTTGATGTCGTTCCTGGCGTATAAAAAAATCACTAAAAATTTTCAATAATGGAAAAACCAACTCAAGAAGAAATTAACGCATTGAAAGCCAAGCATGGCGCTTTGCACATGTTAGAAGTAGAAGACAAATGGGCTATTTTGAAAGCTCCGGACAGAAAGACTTTGAGTGCAGCAAGTGCAATAGCGGCAAAAGACCCGATGAAGTTCAACGAAATCATCTTAAAAAACTGCATGGTTGCAGGAGATGAAGAAATTCAAAAAGACGATGCTTACTTTTTAGCTGCATCCAGTAAGATTCCGGAGATCATTGAGATCAAAGAGGCGAAGCTGGAAAAGCTTTAGCGGATGCAAAGATTGATGAACATCGGGACTGGCTACGGGTAATGAACGCATCCCTTATCTACTATATGGGCATTGATCCTGATAGTTTATCGGATGAGGAATGGGCTTGTAAAGTTCAAGAACTCACATTCATCAGAAAACAAGAGAACAAAGGAGGAGGTAATTAGAATTACCTCCTCTTCTAAAAACAAAACGATTTAAACACCAATAATGGCGGATTTAAAATTCATAGTCGAGCTTCAAGACAAGGTTAGCGCAATAGCTGACAAGGTGAATAATGCCATTAATCACACAAAAACGAAGTTGAACGAAACCAGTTCAGCTGCAGAAAAGTTAGGACCTAAAATCAACTCTGCATTTACCGGTGTTTATCAAAAAGCAAAAACTGCAGTAAAAGGTCCAGATGTTTTAGCCAACTCAATTGATGATTTACGTGTCAAGTTGGAAAAGGTGAATAACGTTCGATTCAACACGGTACTTACCAGCGAATTCAAGTCGGCAACTAAAGAAGCTAAAGCTTTAGAAAGACAAATATCAAGGTTGGAGAAAGGAATCTCGAACGCTGGAATAGGCGGTAAAATTGCAAGCTGGAGAAGTGACTTTGCTAATTCAATGCCCGGTGCAGAATTTATTAAAAACCCTTTGACTTTAGCTGGTGCGGCTGTAGGTGGTTTTTGGATGGCAGCCAATAAAGCAATGGGAGCTGGAAAAGAGAAAATGAAGCTTCAAGTGTTATCAGGTTTGAAAGAGATCGGTACAACGCTTTATGATGGTTTAACCAAATTTGCTACAGATACTGTATTTGGAGATGAGCTGTATGATATGGCAGGTCAAATGATGGCCAGCGGAATCAAAAACGCTGATGTTTTGCCAATTATGAAGGAATTGGGTGATATCAGTATGGGAGATGCAAACAAGTTGGGAAGCTTGTCTCTTGCGTTTGCTCAGGTTCAAGGAAAAGGTCATTTAGCAGGTCAAGAATTGAATCAATTGATTAATGCCGGATTTAATCCTCTTCAAGTGATCAGTGAGCAAACTGGTGAAAGTATGGGAGCACTTCGTAAACGAATGGAAGAGGGGGAAATCACAGTTGAAGCTGTAAGAGGTGCTATGCAAAGGGCTACAGGTGAAGGTGGAAAGTTCCACAACATGCTTGATGGTGTAGCTAATACTCCTTATGGTCAACTTGAGAACATAAGAGGTGAGCTTTCACAATTAGCTATTCAAATAGGAAGTGTTTTTATTCCTATTATTTCTAAATTAATGCAAGCATTTTTACAGCTAAACGAAAAGGTAGGCCCTGCAATTAAACCTATTGCAATTGGAATTGGTATTCTTTCAGTATCAATACTTGGATTAGCAGCCGCTCAATGGGTAATGACGACAGCAATATGGGCAAATACAGCAGCTTTATTAGCAAATCCTATTACTTGGGTGGTTGTTGCCGTAGCAGCATTAGTAGCGGCTATTGTAGCAGTTATTCAAAAGTATCATGAATGGGGCGCAGCAATTTTATTGTTGTTAGGGCCTTTAGGTTTTGTTATAAATGCAGTTATGGCTTTATATAACAATTGGGAATCTATCAAAGAAGCTTTTTCTTCAGGCGGAATAATAGCAGGATTAAAACGAATTGGTTTAGTTCTGTTGGATGCCGTTTTATATCCTGTCCAACAACTTTTGACATTGTTGGCGAAGATTCCTGGGCTTACAGATATAGCAACTTCGGGGATAGAAAAAATTGCCAATATCCGTAATAATCTAAACTTAATAGACCCAAAAGCTCCAGCTGAAAAGGTAGAGGCGAAAAATTCATTTACTCAGCAGGAATTATTAATGCAAAATATTACTGCAGGTGGAAATGCAATGGGTAAAAATGCTCCTGAAGCATCGAAAACCAATAAAGCAATTGCAACTGGAGGAACTCGGAACACAACGATAAACTTGAATTTAAGAAACATAATTGAAAATTCAAATATTAGTAAATCAGGCTTTAAAGAGTCTGTTCAAGAATTGGAAACACAAGCAGTTGATGGCTTACTACGAGCATTAGCAATGGCAAATTTAGCAGCAGAATAATGAAATTCAATAGTAACGAAATATTATTAGCGTCTTTGGTTGGTTCAAAAGTAGCCAAGCAAATACCACGTTTTCAAGTCATCCAAAATGAGTTGAGTAAACGTGTGCTTCCTCCTATACCCTTTTTGCCATTGAAAAATGAGAGTGGCGTTGAGGAAGGTTCAAATTATGATTTAAGAGTGAACGCAAACACACCATTGCCAAAGGAAAAACAATTCTTCCCATTGTCTATTAAACGACGAGGAACGAATGATCCTTTCTACACTTTGCCGTATGAGCCAATCATCAATATTAACGGTGCAAACATAATCACCAAGCGCCAAGTTTCAAAAGCGCCAAAATTGATTGGAACGATTAAAGAACATTGGTCACAGGATGATTATCAAATAAATATTGTGGGAACATTAATCGGTGCCCAGGAGACTGGATCACCACAAGAAACTTTTCCACGTGATGATTTTGAGGCATTAAGAGATTATTGTACACATCCAGCAGGATTAGAAGTTCAATGTGAACCTCTTCAACTGTTAGGAATTAACAACATTGTTGTAGAAAGTTTCGACTTCCCATTCTCAAAAGGAGAGAATGTTCAAGCTTACACAATTTCAGCCTTGTCAGATTTTAGTGTTGATTTTTTACTCGAAATAGAAGACTAATGTATTCATTGGATTACGACATATCATTTCAGCACAACGGGAGGAAATTCCAGTTGTATATGCTTGACTCGGTTGAAATCGAATCAGATGCAATGATATTGGCTGACAGTGCCAAAATTGTACTTCCTGAAGCTGTACTTAATCAAGTATTGAATATCAACGATAGAATTGGAAGAGGTGCCGAGGTCAATATTAAGTTAGGTTACGACGGCAACCTGCAGAATGAATTTACAGGATTTGTCCAGGACATAACTACGAACGATTCATCGCTTACAATTCTATGCGAAGATGCGCTATTCTTATTTAGAGTGCCGGTAAAAGATGAATTATTAGTGAATACAAATGTTTCGAAAATCTGCCAAAGTTTGTTGGATCAGGTGAATCCAGAATACACTTTAGTCTGTGATTATGATATCGGATATGAGAAATTCACAATCAATAGAGCTGAGGCTTATGATGTTTTGAAAAAGCTTCAATCGGAAACGAAAGCGAACATCTATTTCAAGACCGAAGAAAAGGAGTTGCACGTTCATTTTCCATACTCAGAAAGAGATGGAGAAGTGAAATACGCATTCGATAGAAACATCGAGAGTTCTTCTTTAGAATATAAAAAAGCCATAGATCGTAAAGTTGAAATAACAGTTGAGAAAATAGACAAAGACGGAAAGATTACAACAGTAAAATCCGGCACTCCAGGAGGTGAAAAATTCAACATTAAAGTTGGAGAAATGAAAGCTTCGGACATTCAGAAAATAGCCGATGCGGAGTTGATTAAGAGAAGCGCAGATAAGTACGAAGGAAGTTTTAAGGGTTGGTTAATTCCAGTCTGCAGACCAACTTACTCAGCAGACATTGTTGATTTGGACTACCCTGAAAAAGATGGAAGATATTACGTGTCTGCAGTAGCAACTTCGTTTAGTTCTGCTGGAGGAGTTCGAACGATTAAAACAGGAATAAAACTATCATGAGCGAATACGCAAAAATAAAGGAGCTTATTAGAGCTATTGTTGGCGACATGTCCAACCTTCCAATTTTCGGGACAGTTACATCAGTAGACTCTGAAACTTGCACAATAAAGCTTTCTAGCGGGTTGAAAATTCCCGACGTTCGGTTGCGTGCAACTGTTGATGGTTCTACTGACTTTTTAAAGCTCATTCCGAAAATTGGAAGTAAAGCATTGGTACTTTCTATTACTGGAGAATTAGATGATCTAGTAATGATCAAATGCGACGAAACGGAAAAGATTGAATATTCTCAAGATGGATTAATCATCTCTATAGATTCAACGGATAAGAAAATAAGCATTAAGAATGATACAACATCATTGCACGACATATTTGACAAGTTAAGCGCGCTGATCACAAACCTGAAGGTAAATACTCCAGCTGGTCCAAGTGTGGGGTTACTCCCTGATACAATCGCAGAATTGGAAGTATTTGAAACGACATATAATTCACTATTAAAATAGATTGAAATGGCATTGAATAAACCAGTATTGAAAAACGGAATAGTAGCATTACTCACGGAAATGGAGACAAAGAATGTGGATGCTAAGGAAGAATTCGCAACGCAACTATCCAACTTGATAGATGCGTTCGTAAAAAGCGGTACAGTAACAGTTAGCGCAGGAATAGCAGTTACAACTGCAGGAACAGCAACTGCACAAACAGGAGCGACAACTGCGACAGGAACAGGAACAATTAGTTAATTAATAAATAACCAAAATAGAAGTAAGCATGAGAAACATTTTAACATTTTTAGCAGTCATTATAGCAATGACATCCATGGCGCAATTAAAGCCAAGCATTTCCATAACCGATGCCAAGGTTAAGGTTTTTGATTATGAAACCGGAAAGAAAATAAAAACTTACAAATTAGCTGAACTGCTAATTATTGAAACTGAGCGTAAGCGGTTGGAAAAAGTGGTGCGTTACCAAGAAATAGGTTTGTTTGATGAAGTCATAGAGGACATTGTTTACACAGTGGACAAAATGGAGAAAGACGCATCTTATTACTATCTAGAACTTAGTAATAATGGAGAGGTAGTCATGATGCGAATTGCCAGGAGAGAATCGGGTGATGTCCAGATATTGCTTAGAAATGAGTTGTACTACATCAAAGGTACGATAACCACTCGAAATTTATAATCCAATTTAAAAAACGAACCAATGAAGGATTTCGCCATACAAATAGTAGACAGCAATGACCAAGGAAACTACATGGATATCAAAGTAGATCCAATAGTTGATACTAATGGTAAAATCCTTCAAGGTTTGGTTATCGCTCCAACCAAAGAACAAAATGAATTATTAATACTGGCGTGCAACGCAGGAGAAATTAAAAGTAGTCCGACCATTGGTGTGGGATTAGCTGATGCAACACTAGATGAAAATGGAGATTTACTTTCTTTTCGTCATAAAATTAGAAGTAATTATAAACTTGATGGATTATCAATTAAGAAACTTGATTTATATGACATCGATAATGTGAATATTGAAAGCTCATACGAATGAAAATAACAGTAAAAGACAACCAAACGATTTATGATATTGCACTGCAATATGCTGGCTCATTGGAGGCTGTTATAGACATCCTTGAAGTTAATGGCAAAATAGACACTACTCTTTTAATAGGGGAGGAATTAACGATTCCAAGTGTATTGGTGCCAAAAATATCAGAATTCTACTCTTCTTCAAATCTGACTGTAGCAACTTCTTCAACTCCTCTTCAGGTAGATGGATTTGTACCACCTCCAAGTATTAATAGACAGGTGGACATTCTCATTAATGGTACACCATTAATAATAGTTCAAGCACCAACAACGTATGATTTATCACTTGTGGATAGCGTTGGTAGCCAAGTGCAGGTAGACCTTGTTGGTGGTCAAGTTGTTGTTCCAAGTCTTCCTTGTTCAGGTACAGGAGATGCAACTGTGAACATTAGAAAAGAAAACGGTGATCTAATTGAGACCATTCTAGCACCTGTATCAACACCAACAGATTACAATGTGCTGAACAGCGTTATTTCAATTGATAATCATTCTTGGGAAGTTGGAGCTACGGACAACTTAAATCTTCAAGTGGTTGACAGCAATAATGATCCTGTAACTACAACGAAGGTTGGGAATAACTTGGTTGTTGGAGATTTGCCGTGCACACCAATTGTTATTCAACACTCATCCGCTGAGTTAATGTCGACCGGAGTTACTGCGTCAACTGCAGATTATGATGATGGTTTTTACGAAGCTGGAAGAGATTTTTTTGTATTGGATTCTGCTCCTGTTCATTTAGATGGTTCACCAACTGTCAACACAACTACTAATAGATTCACCGATGATTTAGGAGGTCAGAATTATTTGAATAATATAGTTGTAGACTGGAGCACTTGGAATTTTGTTAAGGTTCTAGCCTACTCAAGACATGATACTTCAACTCTTGACACTTACAATAACTTTAGAGTTGCCTCTACAAATTATAGTATTTCTGTATTCACAACGGGCTGGAGATTACCTAATATAACAGAACTATATAATATTTGTTTCTTTGGAAATCCCGACCAAAGATTGGTTTACCCATCGCCTTATAGCGCTGTTTTTAATATTTCGTCTATAGTTTTTTGGTCAAATACGGAGTACAACTCAACTCAGATGTTTTTTCTATCCACAAACGGCGCGTTTCCTATACAAAATAGGCTTAAAACAGATACTAGAAAAGCGTTATACGTGAGAAATATGACACCTGTCGGAACAACTTTAACATGATAAAAATGGCAAAATATAAATTTCCACAATTTGAAATAACAATTGAAAACCCTGTTGTTTCAATATTAGAGCCTCACTTGGAGTATCCAAGTCTAGGTAAGATATCGCTTAATGTATTACTCGAAACTTCATCTGCGAAGAAAAAAGTGTTGTTAGAAGATATTTCATGTATAAATACTTATACAGCAGATTTGATGCAATTAGTGCTAGCTAAATTAGATAAATATAAAATAGAGTAGTAATGAGAACACAGCAAGAAATATTTGAAGAAATAACAACATCCTTCATAAATAACGCAACTATCGTTCAGCGCTATGGATTGGCGGCTGGGCAAACTTATGATGATCAGTTTTCTAAGCTAAGTCTTGAAACTGCTTTATTTACCGTTATAAGCTATTCTATATGGATATTGGAAGGACTATTTGGAAAGCATGTTACTTGGATTAATAATAGAGCTAAAGAAATTCGCACAGGAAATACAGCATGGTATGCCTCTCAGGCATTAAAATACCAACATGGAGATACTTTGGTGTGGAATACAACAACGGAGGTGTACGAATATGCTGTGGAAAACACAACGCTTCAAATTGTTCGATACGCCAAGGCTGTAGATTTAGGAGCTTATGTTTTAATGAAGGTAGCTAAAGAAGGTGTTAATGGCCCCGAGAAATTAAGTGTCCCAGAACTCGACGCTTTTAAGGCCTACATGAATGAGGTTAAATTTGCTGGAGTTGAGCTAGTAATAGTTTCAAGAGATGCTGACGATCTGAAGGTTTACTATAACGTTTTTTACAATCCATTAGTAATGAATGCTGATGGATCCTTGCTGTCTGACCCTTCAATATTCCCGGTTGAAGATGCAATTGTATTATATGCTAAGAATTTAGATTTTGATGCAATGTTCAACATCACTCAATTAACAGATCGTATTCAATTAGCCGATGGAGTTGTTTCTCCAATCTTTGAATCAGCTTCGGGTAAATCAGGTGGTCAGCCTTATTCTGCAATAACTAGTTATTATGAGTCTAACTCAGGTTATATGGCTATTGATCCTGCGTTTAGTTTGTCAACGACAATAACTTATACACCAGCGCCATGATACAATTTGATGTAAATAACATAGTTGAGAACAACATTTCTCCAAGGCTAAGAAAGGTATTTACTTTGGCTTTCTTCAAGGCTTGTGCATCACCATTGGTGGTTAGTTTCTCGACCTTTTATCAATTCTATGAAGATAAGAAATATGAATTACTATTCAACGGGCAAGTAATTTACTTAGAGCATTTATTAAACGATCAATTTGACAATATTAATAGAGGCATTTACATTACGGATGCTCCACAACAGGCTGATCAAATTGTGCTCTATAATGAAAATGAAAACAATGAGGAGACCGTTATTTTTAATATTCCAGAAAATGAACCTCCTATTGTTACTTACAATTATAGTGAGATGTTGGCTTGGCCAGACTTTATTGTCAACATCCCTTCAAGTGTTGTTTTTAATCAAACCCAACTGAAGGCATACGTCAACAAATACAAATTAGCAGGTAAGAATTATATAATAAATATAGTGTAACATGAAATTAATAGAAACAAATCCAAATGGTGGTTATCGTTTTTTCTCTGAAGATGTACGATTCATGAATGAGATTAGTAAGGAGATGGTCGACATGGTAATAAAACCTCTAACGGCAATTCATAACGTTATTATTCTTGGTGGTTGTACAATTACAACATCAGGTTTGAATACTACTATTTCTGAAGGGGTGGTACTTTTCAACGGTGAGTTAATGCGTTTCGACTCTCAGACTTACGTAACACCAACAGGAGCTGACAATGCATATTGGGTGCTTGAGAACAATGTTTTGGAAACAAGGCTTTTCCAAGCAGGAAACACAGTAGATGTTTACCAGGAGAATGTAGCAAAGGTTGAAGTCGGATCTGCAATCCCAGCGAACTCAATCAATGTAGTATCTACGAAGAGGTATTGGGAGGTTGTGAATGATCAGATCGTTCATCCGCCAGCACCATCGGCCTTTGAGGCATTTTATTTCGCAACTTTTGTAGAATTCACTTCTAACCTTATTTTTCTATCAGCTGATCCTAGTGGTCTATCAGTTTCATTTGGAGTGAATAAGCAGTGCTACATAGAATTGAACGAAACGAATACTTCTACAGAGATGAAGTTATCTTCCTTTGGTAGCATGGCGCCTTTGGGGACTATTATACATATTCGTTTTAATGTTGCCCCAGATAACTTCAATAATCCTTTTCAAATCGTTTTGAACAGCACAGTGGTTGGTGGTTTACCTCCTATAACGCTAGCTGGAAATCCAAGTGCAAATGCTGTTTTTGCACCTATACCAGTTGGAACTTTAATTAAGTTTATAAGAACAAATAATGGTTGGGAGATAATGGAGTATTAAAAAATAGAAGACCCCCGCTATACATTCGTCCCCACGAAAATATAAAAGCACATTACATGCACGAGAGCCTTCTTTAAGGTCATATTTGCAGGTAGTGTGCTTTTTTTCGTAGGGACGAGCACAAATTTAATAAAAGTATAGTGATGAAAATAGAAAAATCAAAAAATAAAAAGACACCAATCTCCTACTATGGTGGAAAACAGATGATGCTGCCAAGAATTTTACCAATAATTCCTCAACATAAGATATATGTTGAAGCCTTTTTTGGTGGTGGAGCAGTGTTTTGGTCAAAAGAAGAGTCCGAAGTTGAAGTGATCAACGATTTAAATGGTCAGGTAATTAATTTTTATAGACAATTGAAGTCTAACTCAAGAGAATTAAAAGAACGTGTAGAATCGACTCCTTACTCCCGTGAGAGCTATAAACAAGCTATGGTTGTTTATAATGCACCTTATTTATTTAATGAAGTAACAAGAGCATGGTCGTTTTGGGTTGCTACAGTACAAGGGTTCAGTAATAAAATAGGTTCATGGCGATGCGCACAGAACACCAATAAAGAGTGTAAATTACTTGAGAATAAGAAATTGTTGATCAGTGATGAAACCTCGCAAAGATTGAAACATGTGCAGATAGAGTCTAAGGATGCTATTAAATTAATACTAAAACATGACACTCCTGATACGTTTTTTTATCTTGATCCACCTTATGTTGATAGTAATCAAGGTCATTATGGTGGTTATATGCAGTCTCATTTTGATGAATTACTTGATACATTGAGAACAATAAAGGGTAAGTTTCTGTTGAGTTCATATCCAAATGCAAAACTCAAAGAGCTAACAGATTTAGAAGGATGGAGCAGTATTGGAAATGATCTTCCATTGAGTGCGTCAGCAACAGCTGGTAGACGTAAGGTTGAAATGTTGACGTTTAATTATGATTTAAACGAGGATTAAACGAGGATTAAACGTTGTTTAAAAGCCTATAAATTCAAATTGGAAATTACTTTTTTTTGTACTTTTCATTTTGAATTTATAGTACTTTTGGTTTTTTCGAATATAAATAATTTAAAACTCCGTTTGCTTTTTCCTTACTATTTTCTTCATATTTAATCCAATAGTGCTCAATTGAGTCAATTTGATGTTTACCTATTTTCTTTAACACCATTAAGATGTCTTTGTTTGCCATTTTGACTTCTGAATTAAAATAATCAATCAGTTCTATTTTAATATCATGAATTACTGTAACTGCAATTAATCTAGTCTCATTTTGAGATAAACTACTATCTACAGCTGTAATTCCATAATTTCCTTCTATTGTCGATTGTTCTAACCACCAATTTTTAGGAAGACAGATTTTAAATTTTTCAATAGTATCTTGATAAATAAAGTTATCTGAGTCTAATTGTTCATTAAAACAATCCATAGCCTCATCTATATTAATCTTGAAACCATCTATATTTTTTTCATTTTTACAGCTAAATAGTAAAAGTATTAATGGCAATATATAAAGTTTAGCTTTCATAAGTATTGAAGAAATCACTTATTACTTTCCTGTGTTTTTTCAGACTTTCCATTTCCAATAGTTTCAAAATCAATAATCTCATTCAATTTTTCTCCACCTTTAATTCCAAAGTCCAACGTTCTGATTGGGAAAGGAATCATGATATCTTCTTTGTCGAATGCCTTTTTGATGGCAATTAAAGCTTCACTTTGGCTTTTTAAAAAATCGAGTTGACTTTTAAATTCAACCCAAATCATAATTCTAAAGTCAATTGAACTTCCTCCGAAAGCTAAATAAACCAAGTCAATATCCTTGTCTTTATTGATGTTTGGAGTGTTTTCAACAGCTTTTATCGCAATTTCTCTAACACGTTCTAAGTCTTCACCATAAGAAACCCCAACATCTAAATCAATTCTTTTATAAATGTTTTCAGAATCGTTAATTAATGGATTTTGAAACAACATTTTATTAGGAATGATAACCTCTTGGCCTTGAAAAGATACGATTTCCGTAGTACGAATTCCAATATGCTTTATTATACCGCTGTGTCCTTCACAATGAATAACTTGACCAATTTTAAATGGACGTTTTACGGCCATGAAGAATCCAGCAATAAAGTTGGTTGCAATATCTTGGAATGCAAAACCTAAAGCCAAACCAATTATACCTGCACCAGCAAGCAAGGAGGAAACCGTTTTGTCTAAATTCAATAAGCTTAAGGCAGCAAACGCTCCAACTGCTATAACCAAAAAGTATACAACTTTCGAAACGATTTGAGCAAGGGAGTTATTTTGTAAAGTTCTTTGAAGAAGTTTCTTAATTAGGTTTTTAACTAGTTTTCCTGCGAAAACGAAAGCTACTAATACTAAAACTGCTAACACAAAATTTGGGAGCATTTTAACAAGCAGTTCAGACCAATTGATTAATTTTTCAAGAATAATGTCGTAATATTTTTTAATTTCCAT